TAATATATCTTTGCCATCCTGTAATAATCTGATCCATCAGGTCCATACTTCCGCATGACACCTTCAGGTTTTAAGCCAAGCCACGTTGCAAAACGAATGCCAGTTTTAAAATCATATTTAACTGTTGTTTGTAATCTTTTGACATTATTCTTTTTACAGAGAATGTCGGTTCTTCTTTTAATTTCTTTACACGCTAAAAATTTAACATCGTAAATGGTTTGATTTGCCATTACCCAACCTTCAGCAACACCTTGCCATAAAATAATAATTCCACCTGCAACAATAGGTTTCTTATCAACAAATAAGGTATAAGCATTACCTTTATCGGCTGTGCAAATACGATGTTCTTTATAAGACGCATCTACTTCCATCAGCTTACTATTCATACCGTAAGAAATAATTTCGTCTGCGTGTTCTTGTTTAAATTCTTTTACTATCCAATTATCCATCGTGAGTAACTAATTCAGGATAAATTGCACAAATACTTAACGGTAATGGCTGATCTTGTTTTACAAAAACAAAACCATCCGAGTTATAATCATCGTCAAATTCTATTGTTTTATCACCTGCTAGAAATGTTGAAACGGCTGTGTCCATTGGATCCGATGTTGTTCTAAATGGTATCGTTTCCAATTTAGATAAACTTGGACCAACTTTTGCTCCTACGGTTTCAAATAATCTTAAAGTTACTTTTGATATTCTTTTGGTTTTACTTTGAGCGGTTCCTTCGTATTGTCCAGCTCCACCTTCTAATCTCATCGTTTGCAATATACTATTATAGCCTAATCCCACTTTTACTTTTTTGGAGCTTCGATCTAATGTGATCGCTCCTGAACTAACCGTTTTGGCTGCGTGAGTTCCGCCATCTGCAATGATGGTTACAGTTTCACCTTCTAAATGTTCTAAACCTGTTATGCTTGTTGTTGCTGTTCCATTGTATGATAAACCGCTATCAATAAAATGAAAATCTGTTTGAGTAGTTTCATCAAAATCAAAATCGGTAAAGCATTCAACATATCGTCTTGTTGTTCCATCAATGGTTCTTTTAACAATGATCCATAATTCATCTTCATTTAAAGTTCCTGAAATAGAAGCAACACTTTCTACAACTGGATGACCTTCATCACTAACTGTTAGACGATCATCATCTGAACTTTCAATGGTTAAAAATCCTGTCGCTGCGTGTGAGCTTTCTCTAATTGTTACAACTGCTGCACTTGGATTAGCAACAGTAAAATCTGCGTGTGCATTAACAGCTGTAAAAATATTATCTGCTGTTGTATCGTTACTTTCATTAGGTCTAAATCCTAAAGTTTCAGATGGAGAAGCACCGCTTGATGCTTCTGATGTAAACGTAACCGATGTACCATCGGATTTGTTTAATTTTAAAGTCGTACCTACAGCAATATTGGAATAGTCAGAAACGGTAATCGTTGCTTCTGCAAAATGACCACCGAGTTTATGTCTAGTCCAACTCACTACATTTTCAGATCGTTGATAGGTTAAAGCTGCTAATTGACCATCATCTCGAACACACCAAATAATACTATCTGGTGATTGTTGAAATTCCATTTCATTAATACCAGTTTTAGTTACGGTATCGTTTAAAATAGTTAAGTCTGGTGCAACATAACTATCTTGATCAAAGTTATATGCTAGTTCTCTAATTTTTCTTTTAGCTCTTTGTAAAAAGACTACAGCATTTCCAACCGTTAAAGCATCTACGTTTGCAGATCCATAAGACGATTGTTTTCTAATATTAACATTACTTGGTGTTACTGCTGCGTCAGTTCCATCGGCATCCACAGTATATTCACCACCAGTCGTTCCTATAATTAATGTACGCTGAGATTTTAAATAACGAATGGCATTAACCTGATTAGAAGCAATGGTATAAATCATAGCATCTGCCGCATTAGTTCCAGATGTCATATCTTCATAACTTCCACTTTTGGAAAAATAAAGAGTTTGTGGTTCATCTGTCGTTCCAGCAAAAACTAATCTTTGTTGAAAAAAGGAAACGCAAGAAGGAAATCCTGTGGTATCTGACCAAGAACCTAATTGCCAAGATGCTGTTGCATCCGTATTAGTAAATGCTTTTGTGATTGTGCAAACCACAACAGTTGTATTGGTTCTTCCTGTAATAACTGCTTCACCACTATTAAATTTTAAAATTCTTCCAACGTCTGTCGTTTGCCAACCATCACCACCATTAACTCCTGTCGTTGACGATGCTGTAAAATTGACACTAGTTCCAGTTCCTGAAGAAGCTGGAGTTATAGTTGTCGCTGTCGTATTGGCATCCATGTAAGGTCCAGTTTCTGCAAAATCTACTTCTGATAATGTCCAACTGGTATGACCTGTTCGTGAAAGTTTACTTACTTCATGTGATGGATGAGTGATGTATAAAACATCAGCACTTTGTGCGAATTTTAATTCAAAGAGTTGAGCTGTCGTATAGCTCGTTGTTATTTGATAAATTCTGTTAGCGGTTCCAGCAGAAGAGTAGGTGGTATAGCCAGATGTATTGACATCGGTTCCATCTATATCTTCTAATTCAAAAGTATTTGTTGTTTTGTTTGAAACTTTAAACGTCTTACCATTAACTTGCGTCATTCCTGCAACAGAACTAATGACAACAAAATCTCCATCAGAATATCCGTGAGAAGAGGCGGTGACTACTCCAGGATTAGCTTTGGTAATCGCTGAAATTGTTTTATCACCTTCTAATATTTGACCTTTATCTTTAAAAAATCTTATGTACTGATTTCCGAACTCAAGCATATAAGTTTGAGTTGTTGAAAATTCAAAAGGTATTAATCTTGTTTTTAAAGAACTTGTTTTAATTTCTGAAATAAATTGAGTTCCCACTCGTCTTGATGCCATTCCTTGAGGATGCACCAACATATTTTCTAAAGTTTTGCAGCCTGAAGCATATTTTTCAAAATCAGTTCTACCATCCATTTTAGGACTTAGCTCACCAGCTGTGAATGAAGTTAAAGCTAATGTTGTTCTAGGCATATTTCTTTTTCCAAATTTCTTTTTGTGTTAAACCTTGTTCATCATCTTTTTGTTTTGTTTTATGATCAATTGCACCTTGATTAATAATTTCAACTAAAGCATAACGATAAACTTTTTCAGATTTTCCCCATTGAAAATGAAGTAAAAATCTTGGTGTTTGATACTGAGTAATATTTCTTGGATCAAATTTTGCTAAGGTCATTATAACCTTGCATCAGTAAATTCATTTGCCTCTATGGTATCTAAAGAGTTTTCGGTAGCATCAATAAATCTAGCTTCTCTTAATCTTTCATCAGCTCTCGTCATATAATTATTTGCCAATGTCGAATTATTAGTAATGGCATAGCAAATATCAGCAGCGAGTTGATGAGAAACCGCTTCTCTTAAATAACTATCGTATTCATTCGGATCGGTTATTAATGCTATATAAACCAAATAAATTGTAGTTATATCAGTTACAATTTTTCTACCTTCAACTTTATAATCTAAATCAGAAGCAATACTATCTGTTGATCCATTATGGATCTTCATGACACGAAGGCAGTCTGTCGGAAGTGTATATCCATAAGTATATTCAACAACTGGACCTGTACTATCCTGAGCTAGTTGAACTCTTTTAATTAAGCAATTCCAATTATGTGATCTAAACACACGATTACGAATTGGCTCGTATCTTTGGTTGCACAAACGAGCATTCTTTGTATCTTCTGTTAAAGAAGAGATGGTGCTTGCACCAAGTAGGTTCAACGCACTATTGCACATGTTAACTACGCTAGCCATTAGCTATATTCTCCGTGTTGATTTATTTCTTGGCACCAGACTTTTAATCTTGATGGTACTCCAAGTTTATTCATTCGATCAAACATATCGTCACCTAATCTTTTTCCTTCCGCTAAACACGCTTGTAAATTCATGTATTGCTTTGGATTTGGTTCTATAAAATTGAAACATTCTATGGACGGAATGCAGAGCATCCCCACGATGAGATATACCTTGATCATTAATTTTGTTTTTAAAATTCATATTGAAAGCTAGGCGCAATATTTCAGCGCCTAACTTATTGTCTTTATTGTCTACTGATTAGTTAACAGCGTAAGTGATGCTAAAAGACATCGTACCAGCTGTTCCACCTTCTGCGTGCATTGTAGCCGCAATGTAGTAGAAACCACCTGGATCCGTGCTGTCACCAGCCATCGAATACAAAGCTGTTCCAGCTGTGTCTATAGCAGCAACTTCATAACGAACATCCGTCATTCCTGCGGCATCAGCCACAGCAGTTGCGAAATAATCTTCGTCT